TTGACTGGGCATTTTTTAGCCTGCCACTTCACCCGCACCCGCAGGGAATTGAGCAGCTGCTTCCACCATGGCCGCCGCTGATTAGGTCTGTGAAAACACGCCTCATTTTTTTGCCGGTCGTCATACCTCATCGCGAACCACTGGGATTGCCTTCCGCACCTCGGTGTAGGTCACCGGACCAAACACACCATCCTGCGGCACATTTACGATAGCTTGGATATGCTTGATGTTGTCCGTTTGCGCCGCATTGGTCGCGTAGTTCACCGCGCTCATTACCGCCGCCACGATAAAGGCCGTTATGGCAGGCGCGTCCACGCTTTGAGCCAGGGACGGGTCAAAGGCTGCCAGCTTGGCGACCACAGATCCCACGACACCGGCAATGATCGGCGTTAACACGCCACCGGCCTTACTTACCAAAAAACGAAGCGCCCAATTTTTCATGATTTCAGCTTTTGCACCGCTGCCTCGATGGTGTAGCGCAGTAAGTTTTCACTGGCTTCAAGGCCACGCTCGACCGCCGCAACACGTAGGGCATCCAGAGCTTGCGTCCGTTTTTCCGCGCCGGTTTTGTCTGTCGTGGCCAGATTGCGCACGATTTCCAAAGCAAGGGGAAGAAGGGCGGCAAAGCCAGTAGCCAAGATCCGGCGGAGAATCGGCAGATAGAACTCAAGCAAGGCTCGGCTAATGCCAAGCATTCGGGCAAGAAGGGCGCTCACACCCTTAATCTGCTGTCAATCTCCGGCAAGCTTGCGCTCCAACCGCTCCAGCAGGGTAGAGTTTTTAGTGATGGTGGCGTTCGCCAAAGCAATGATGTCCAACATCTCTTTGTTGGCGCTTTTTAGATGGCTCAAAAATTCCGCTGTTTGTGTATCCATCCGAGACTGCAAGGAATCCAGCCTCCCAGTAAAATACCGGAACAGCACACCAATACAGAGTAGCCCTATCACCAACAACGCGACGAATAGCCACCGATCCGATTGCTGCGCCGCAAAGTTTGCCGTCTCGATTACATTATCCATTTAACACCTCCATAGATTCCTGAACTGCGGCCTCAAACGTCGTGGGCGGCTGTGGCCAATCGCCGCGGGGGCTGGGATCAGTAGCATAGAGAGCCAAGATTGTCTGGAGATACTGCTCCAAGGCGTTGAGTAAAGGGCTTTCCTTGGATGCCGCTGCAAGACTTTGACGAAGATAGAGCAGGGTTGGTTGCCGTGCCCCGCCCACTCCTTGGGCATTGAGCCATTCTTCAGCCGAATAGAGCTTGGGCGGGAGATCTACCACGTTCCAGCCACGTGTTACGGTCTTGGCCTCGATGTCGATGGTTTGGGCTAGCACCAACATTTGGGTTTCGGAATTGTAAGACGGCGCATTCTCTTGGATGACGGTCATTTCGAGTAGATGCGGCTCAAGGCCGACTACTGGCTCGTCGTCAATACGGGGCCAAGCAAGGACAGTTTCGTTAACCGTGTCGTAGAGGAGTTTCATAATGTTAGTCTGCGTATATCGTCAAATCAGTCACGCCCGGTGCGGTATTGCCAGCTTGCCACATTGCAAACGTGATCAAAGTGTTTGCAGGAAAGTTGCTGGTAACCAACGAGACAGTGCGAGTATTTGCGTCAAAGGGCGAGGTGTAAACCGCGACAAAGTTGTTGTTGGGGTTCCATGCGCCAACGTAAAACGCCGCGCCCATAGTGTAAGAATACCCGTTCAACGATCTAATCGTCCAAGTCGCCGTGAGGGTGGTTTGTATCGGCAGTGCTGCGCTCTCCTGATAAAGCGGTTGAAACTTTGTAGTTGTGGTGATGCCTTCTGTAACAGAAAGCGTATTGAGGTTGGCATAATACTTGCCCTCAAGAAGCAGCACGGAATATCCTGCATTGGCAACATTAGATTGGGTTGACCACATCGGCGGAACACCGTTATACCATCCACCTCCAGTAACCCCCATTCCAGAGACATTACTGAAGTCGCCGTTCTGGATCAGGTTGGTTCTCTGAAACCGATACGGGTCAATGATAAAGCTCATAAAATGCGATTTCCTTCCAAATATATTTTGAGACCCCTGCCAGCGGAGGTGCTTCCTATTTGGTGAACGTGTATGTGGAACTCTGGGGATGCTTCTCCTATCATGTCCGAGATATACTCAATTACCGCATCGTTAAGACTAGTGCTACTCGCTGTGGAACCCGCTGGAATTGTGACAGTTCCATACACTTGTAGGTTAGCGGGGTTCCCAGGCGCGGGTGCTCGCAATTGAACGACTAGGGAGGATCCAGTTGGTGCCTGTGTCACAGAAGCGCGAAACGTGTTGATAAACATCATCTCAAAAACGCGAAACACTAATTTCGTGCCCGTTGTCAAAAGACTAGTTTCATCCGAACACGCTGCTATAAGTTGATAGGGAGACCGTGGTTTGTTCAGGATTTGCGCGTCCCCGCTGTTGGCGTTCCAATCGGACTTAATGTGGGGGCTTATCTCGGTGTAGACAGAACCAGTGCCACTCCACGCATAGATTTTCCGTGTGTCTTGAGCGATATACACTCGCTGAAAATTACCAGTGAGTGCTTGGATCGCTGTCAGATTGGCGGCTGAGACGAATGTCTCCAACGCCGTTCTTTGCGCTTGAACTGTGGCCGCAGTAAGCAAAGCGCGGCCTGCGGCGGTGCTGTCGGAGATATCCGAAGCGGGGTGCGTGTGAGTATCAACTGTGACTAATGTCCAGCCAATCGCTGTTCCGTCGGATATGAATGTCAGCGACTTGGCATCTTCACCAGTAACTCCACTCATGGTCGCAATGGCGGAAAATCCGGCCACTCCATTTATTACCGTCAACGCCCTTCGGATAGTGATCGTTGAGGAAATAGGCCAAAAGCCAATCAAAGTGATTACGTCTCCGCTTTGATTGCCTTCGTAGGGCAAATCGACGGTCGGCGAGGACACCGAGGGTTGCATAACAACTCTTCGGTTTCTTCCGGAGGGCAGCTGGAAGTTGCCCGTGAGATCAATAGATGACCGTGTGGCGGGGGGCTGCTTGCCGTCCAGCGCCGTCTGCAAGCCCGTTACTTCGCTTATCTGGTGCGTGTGGGTCGAGGGAGGGAAAGTCGAGGGCTTGTTCAGCAGCGTATTCCAGTTGGCCGCGACTACCTTTTCGACAAAATTAGCGTCCGCGACGCCGTCTTTGAACCAATACTCCACGATAGAGTTGCCACTTTTGATACCGACGGTTAAGCCCTGATAACGAAAGCCGGATGTGAGGTCCGCAAGGGCGAGCGCGACAGTATCGTAAGGCCCGAACTTTGCGTCCAAAGGCACCGGCTGGCCTACGAGCACTCCACTTGAAAGTTGTATTCCGCTTGGCATTAGATGGTCCTCAATTCAATCGTTACGTTGGAGTTGGTCAGCGTATTCTTGCTGATGTGGACGGTGTAGTCTCTTTCCCACAAGGTGGTCGCGACATCCGCAAGGCTTTGTGCGGCGGAAAAGACCAAGCCGATGTTTCCGTTATCCAGAGCATCCACGTAGTAACGCGTTTTGGTCGTCAGGCTGGCTTCGTAGGCAACTCCAAGAAATTTTCCGCTCAGATTGTAAGGCACCGCGATGGTGCCTGCGGCATCGGCCACATATTTGGTTAGGACAGCGCTGGCGTGAATCGCGCTGGCGTTCCCCGCTTCGATCGCGGCGGCAAACTGCTCCGCCGTGAAAAACACGGGAGATTCCAGCCGATACCAAGGATAGACACCGAGAAATCCCGCCGTGCTCGCGCTGGCGGTGCCTTGCCCGCGGCTGCCATCCAGCGCCGTGCTGTTGTTGCCCTTGTTGTCGGCATAAGCGCCGCTACCCGCGGCGTGTGCCACACTGACTGTCCATTGGTTATTGCCGGGCACCACATCCGTGGAGACGGATTGGGTTGGCGAAGTAATTGTAGTCGTGGTGAGTCCGGGGCCAGAGTAGGTATAGTTTGTGGCGGCGCCAACCAACTCAGGTCCGAGCGAGCCGTTGCCATTGGTAATGCGCCCGCGAGCAAAAACTGCGGTCAGCACACGCGCGACCGGCGAACCGACCTCTTGCACGCCGGAAGCTCCTGAGACTGTCAAAGTCGCAGACTTGGGCGTGCTGATGGTTGGCAAGAGCGTCGGGAATAATATGCGATCGAGCGCTTGCGAAAGATTCAACACCCGCCAACCACTGGCCGCCAATGGATCGGCGCCGCCAACCTCCACGCTTTGCACGGTATCGCTGGCCGAAGGGTTGTAGTTTAGCGAAACATTTCCAGAGAGTGCGGTAAAGGCCTCTTTGGTCCGCAGTGGCGTCATCCACGTGTTGTTGTCCGCCCCCTCCAGCGCTTGCGCGGCAGTGGCTCGACCCGACAAATCGGGCGGCCCTGGAGGAGGATTGTCCCAAACAGTGACGTAATTGCGCCGCAACTCGGTCGCGATGGGATCCGTCGTGCAATGGCGGCCCGCCAAGCTGAACACCACAACGAGGCGCACGGCGACAGTTGTTGTAGTGGCATTAGAGAATAAGTCGCTAATGGCTTGAGTCGTCAGAGCCAGATCAAAAATATAAGATGCGGTATCGCCCACCCCATCGGGCCCACCAACAGCGGAAGCGAGCATCTGGTTGGCTGGACCGAGCAAAAATGCCTTGGCTTGATCCTCGCGGGACAAAGGGAGAACTCCCTCATCATCAAAAAACAAGAACTCCAAGCGACGAACGTCACCACGCGTGAAAACAGGCGTTTGATATGCCTGCCGTTGCGTGTTGCCGAAGATCTTGAGCAAGTTGACGTCGATCGCGCCCATTGCAATGGGCGCAATGTCAACCGTGGCAACACTTACCAGCCCCGCTTACCGCATCCCATTTGCCGATCGGACACTTCGAGGTGGACATCATCGTCTTCGCCGCCATGTAGCAGCCACAGATTGAGCAGCGACCGCCACTGAAGTGCGGACATGCCTCGCAAATCGCTAGACGGTTCTTTGAAAGTTCCGTCATCGGGAATCCCGACGCGGCCCACTGCCCCACCTCTTTGGCCGCTCGATACGCATCTGCCAACATGCCTCGGTTCATAGTATTTGTATGGCGACGCTATCGTCGAAGTAGATCCCGGGGGAGCCTGGGACGCCACCCGCAGCCTTGATTTCAACAGGAGCGCCCCAAATGTTGGCGATAGAAAACGGCACGCCGTCGATGCTGAGTCCGTCGAATGGGAAGGGCGACAGCGCCGACCCGTTGGAATTAAGCGACAGCGGATATGTGGCCACCACCGCGTTGTTTAAATGCACTTCCAGCTGCGCCCCGCGCGACACATTCGCCGACCCAAGAGTGGCGTAGTTGATCAGCGCGATACGAAAGACCTTATTTGCCGGAACGGTGGCAAAAGTGTAGCCGACAGGCACGTAATTGACTGCCGCCACCGGATTGCTGATTGCTTCGGTCCATCCCGTGCAGACATCAGATTCCAGCCAGCAGACTTGCCGACTTGACGGGTCGGGGGGCAAGGGCGTTGTCACCACGGCCTCGGCCCATGGGAATGGCCCGCCGGAAGCCCGAACCTCACGCAGCCGGTAAGCCACGCGCGTGTTGTAACCAAAAGATCCGCCGGGAGGGGCGGTATCGGCATAAATAGCAGTGTTGGGAGGCGTCGTGGTAATAGTGGACCATGCGCCAAAATTGATGGAACGCTCGATCTCGTAACCGGTTTCAGACGCCGAAAGGTCATTCCACACGATGACGATCCGCTGCTGATTCATGTAGGTGGCGGCCACGCCGGAAGGCGTTGTGGGATTGCCGGGATTGCCGCCGATCGAACCCAAAAAGTCG